GAACAACATGGGTGATGTGCAGAAGGAAAAAGATGACCTTGTGAACCACATAAACGAGTGTATACAGCAGGCGTTGAATGATACAGATATACCTAGGGCAAAAAAACAGCATTTTTTAAGGACATATATTGCGTTGTTGCGAGGTGACTTAGATGGATGATTTTAGTTTAGATGACATGGTAGATTTTTTTCAGGAGGGAGGTGTTAAGGTATTGTCGGCGGATGAGAAAGGAGTCAAAGAGGTTCCAAAAAAGCGCAATGGATTGAGTGACAGTTTTGTTGCAGGCAAACGTAAACACACGTTTACGCAGGCGGACATAGACCGTAAAATCAGGTATATGGAGATACGCAAGTATTGTTTGAAGAAGATGAAAAATACGCAAGAGTTTAGACAAAAGGATTGGACAATGACAGATTACAATACTAGGATTTACATGCAGGGTATTTTTGATGCTTGTGATGATTTTCTTGGTTGGTGTGAGGGTCGCATAGACAATGAGTAATTATGATGGTTGGACAGTTGTATTGCATGAGATGATGATACACATACAGAAGTTTGTGGATGACAATCCTATGGAATATGATGGTAAGGAGCTTAAGGCATATACGACTGCGTTAGGTATGGTGAGTGTATTGGCAAAGCAGATGATAGAAGACATACAGAGGGAAAAAGCTGATGTGGAGGTGTAAGGCTTGTGGGATGATTATAACTCCAGTAGATGTAGAGGACTTTGGTAGCTTTTGCAAGGAGTGCCGCAATGAGTAGTGTGGTTGTTTTGTTATTGATGTTTGTATCGTTTGTAGCTGGGTTTTGGTTAGGCGTAGAATCTTACAGAGACATGTTAAGGAAGAAGTTATGAGAAAGCGTCATGTTGCTAGTGAGGTACATCATATGACGATGTGTGGTCATGAGACAACTTATCAAGAGTATGAGAAGATGAAGCAGCGTGCATTGAAGCATGTGAATTGCAAGAAGTGTTTGGAGTTATTAAAATGAGATGGAAGTTTAGTTGTTTTGTATGTGGCGAGACATGGCAAGAGGAGCACAAGAGTTTGCACAAAAAGGATTTTATATTTAGTGAAAAGAAAGAAGGACGTCCTATGTTGGACTGTTATAAGTGCAAGATGCACAAAATATATACACCATTGATGGGGGAGTTAGTTGGTAACCGTGGGTGATTATAGAGATAAGGTTATTCACAAGTATATGGGCCGGTCGTTTTGGACAATGTGTGGTCGATATGTTGACAATACGACAGGTTTGATGAAAGTAGAGGCAAGTGACAAGGACCATGAGGTAAATTGTTTGGCTTGCAGGAGGTATATAGATGAATAAACAAGAGCAGAGAAATAAAATAAGTAGAATGTTACGAACGAGTAACAGGAATCGCAACGTATTGCGTTGGGGTAAGGGTGAGACGCGGAATCATATATACACTAAGTTTGAGATATGTATGAAATTAAAAGAATGGGGTCACGAGTTTTACACTGAGGCTATCTTTGAGCCGTCAGGATTGCGTGCAGATGTTATAGATGCGGACACGGGAGTGGTGTATGAGGTGCATAATACGGAGCCGACTGACAGTTTGGTACGTAAGGCACAAAATTATCCGCTAGAGGTTCGTTTTGTAGATGCAAATATAGATTTTGAGGAGAAGATGTTATTATGAACAACAATTTCGATGATGATTTAGAAGATGGTCAGATGGGTGAGCGTGCAGTTCGGCATTTTGTAGAAACGGAGTGGCACAAGCGGTTTATTACTTATGGTGATACGGCAGCGTTTGACATAATGTTTCAGAATAATTTACAGAATCCTGTATTTTTTGAGGTCAAGACAGATATGTTCGAAAAAGATTGGGACAAGGGCGGTACGGGTAACATGGCAATCGAGTACAAGTGTCGTGGTAAGCCGAGCGGTATTAGGACAACATTAGCAGGATGGTTTGCATATTACTTTCCTAACATAACAGAGAATCATTTATGGATTATACGCATGGATAAGTTAAAAGAGTTGATAAAAGATAACAAATTCAAGACAGTAGATGCGGGAGAGCCAGATGAAAAGACAGGAAAAAAGGTAAGTCGTTGTTATTTGATACCTCGGTTTGACTTCCGCGGTTATTTTAGTATATTTACCTTTGACGGAAACAGGTGGTTACCATCATTAGATTAATTAAAGACGGTGAGGTCATTGAGGAGACAGAGGATTTACATCATATGCACGAGTTGCTTGTAATTAATGACAAAGATGTTAAAGAGATAGTTGTAACTGTAGCAAAACACAGATGATGGACAATAGTAAGCACATCACACAGGCCATTGCAGGTGCGTTGGAGATAATGAATGACCAGCCATTGACTTTGAATGAGTTTATAGATGAGGTGATGTCAGACTATATGGACCAAGAGCCGGGAACTTATGTGCCGTTAGGTGATATGCATAAACAGTGGGAAGAGAATTTCAACAAAGGAGAGTTTGCTTCTATAATTTGTGCTAGGGGTCACTTGAAAACGACATGGGGTTTGTGTGTATTGGCATATATGATGCACAAGCAGCCAAATTTTAGGGCTTTGTATATATCTGCGACATTGGAACAGGCTTGGGACAAGCTTGAGCAGTTTGAGGAACTTTGTAAGCGGTCTTGGCGACTTAGTGCTTTTTTAGAAAAGTCAGATGACAGGAAAGTTACAATACGAAAGAGTGCAAAAAGATTTAACAATGGCAGTAGAGTAGCCGCTGCAAGTATCGGCAAGGCACTTGAGGGCCCTCACGTACACATGATTATTCTGGATGACGTACTTCAGGAGTTTCCAAACTTGACTGACGAGAAGGTAATCCATTATGTACAGCGAGTTGTGATGCCAATGCGACTTCCAGAATCTAAGATGTTGCTTGTAGGTACTCAAAAACGAGTAGGTGACATAACAGACTGGGTATCTGAGAGTTCTGAGTGGAATGTTGTAAGACATCCAGCCCTTTTGGAGGATGGTACGCCTAGATGGCCAGAGTATTGGAATCAGGAAAGACTTGACAAAGAAAAGGAGACAATGGGAAGTCGAGCGTTTGAGTCTGAGTATATGTTAAATCCATTAGACCCAGAGTCTGCTGTTATACCGTATGAGGTGCTTCAGCGTTGTTTAGATGAGAATTTAGATATGGGTCTTCCAGAGTATGATGAAGATATAAGCGTCGTTATGGGCGTTGACTTGGCTGTGGGTATGAACAGTCAGAATGATGAGACAAGCTACTGTATTGTGGCTTATAATAAAAAGAATGAGCATCGTAGAGTGTTGTACAGTTGGACAGGCAAGGTAATGGCAAAAGGCAGTGGTTGGTTAGAGACACAGGTGTTAAAAATCAGAGAGCTTGCGAAACGTTTTAATCCAGAAACGATTATGATAGAATCGAATGGGTATCAGAGATTGGTTGTCCACAGTGCGTCGGACTTGGCGGGCTTACCAGTCGAAGGACACAACACGGGACGCGAAAAGCACAGCCACGATGTGGGTATACCGGGGTTGGCCTTGGAGTTTGAAAAGGAGAGATACTCGATTCCGTGGGAGAAAGAAATAAGAGAAGCAAGCAGGCCGGGACCTAGAAAGTTGACAGATGGTTTGAGTCGTTTGGTTTACGGAAAAAACGGAAGGTTAGAGGGTCACACGCCTGATGCTGTAATGGCTTTGTGGATGTGTGAGTTAGCAATCAAAAGTAAGAACAAGCGAGAGCTTGCATTTGTTGGTTGGGATTACATATAGTAAAGTTTATATACACAAAGTATATACGAGACATCCAACCATTTATGAAAAAGCGAACGAGGTTGGAAATTTATGGAATCAGTGACTCTACCAAAGAGAGCCTTAAAGAGATTGCTAAGGCGGAGAATGTTCCCACAGGCGTTCTAGTGGAGCCAGTCCTTAGAAGGTACGTTCGGGAGTATCATGGCAGATAAGAGAACTAGGTATAAGATTCCTAAGGGTGTAAAGAAAGAGGCGATGGATGGTCGTGATTTACGTCGTATGCATGGATATGGCGGCGGCAAGGTTACAAAAATGGTAAATCGTAAGTTACGTATGCAGAAAGACATAGGCTATGATACAGCAGTAAAGATAGATACATATTACAGAAGACATGAAAAGGTGGACCCGCCAGCTAAGGGTTTTGGCGACAGGCGTAATCCGAGTAAGGGTTATGTTATGTGGAAGCAAATGGGCGGTGATGCAGGTCACAGGTGGAGTAAGTCATTGAAGAAGAGGTTAGACTTGCTTCAGAAAACAGAAAGGCTTAATAAGATAAAGAAGACATTGGAGGATATACATGGCATGGTACGATAGAATAATTGGGCGCAAACCTGTTAGAAAAATGTCTGCGTTAGAAGAGATGATAGCAAATGATACTAATCAGTTAGTTAAAGATGCAAGGACTCCAGTGTATTCTGCTATGGGAACGAATGCGCAATATCAAGAGTCGATATTGCCTCCGATAGACCAGAGGTACCTAGAACAGCTAGCAGACCGTTATTCGCATTTAAGGACAGTTATTTCGCGTATAGCTTCGCAGTCAGTAGCAAAGGGCTGGGAGTACCATGCAGTAGGCGACACTGGTGACAAAGAAGAGAGAAAAATATTAGAGAATTTACTTAGAGACCCGACAAGAGGAGATGCAGACATATCAGGTATGGAATTGTTTAAGGCAATGATAAGACAGTTAGAGATATTTGATGATGTGTGGGTTAGTATAGTTTACGACCGAGTAGAAGGCGGTCAGATGAAAGTTGTCAAACAGCTTTGGGTAGAAGATGCAAAGCACATGAGATTTCATGTAGATGAGTATGGCAGGTTTAAGGATGATGTTTATTTTGATGTTATTACAAGACAGTTTGTAGACAAAGATGAAAAAACAGAAGGCGGTATTCCTGCTGCAAAGATGGCATATTTTTATGACCAAGGTGGTGACAGTGACAAAATACCGTTTGCAAGAGATGAGATTATACATTTTAACAAATACAGTGCGACAGCCAGATTATATGGACAGTCGCCAATTATGGGTCTTTCTAAAAAAATAGAAACCGCTCTCGCCATTGAGAACTTCCAAAACAAAATCTACAAATTAGAGAGACCACCCAAGGGTTTCTTGGATATTCCCGGTCATGATGAAGAGAGCTTGAATAGATTGGGAGAATACATAGCAGAGGAGACAAGGCGTAATCCTAACTTTGTACCAATCATAAGCAGTAGGGGTGAGGGTACAGGTAGCGGTCAAGCTAAGTTTGTGCCCGTTATGCCTACTATGGATGAGTTGATGGCACTACCATATATGGAGCGCATTAACAACGACATAAACGCAGCGTATGGCGTTATGCCAATCATAACAGGAAGTACAGCAGGCGTAGGTGGATTGAATGCAGAAGGAGAACAGGTTAGTATATTTGACAGAACTATATTAGAAACGCAGAAATGTATTGAGATGGGATTCTTTAAACCGTTGTTAAAAATATTGGGCATAGAAACTTGGAAGATAAGATTTGCAGATATAAATGTAAAGAACGAGCAACAGCAACTTGCTAATATGTTACAGAAGGCAAATATAATTACAGTATTAAACAAGGTAGGAATAGAAGCTACACTTGACAAAGACGGTAATCTTAAGTTACCAGATAATCCACAGATAAGTATGCCTGATGATGCTAAACCAGAAGTAGGAGCGTTGAAACCATGAGTGCTTGTAAGAAGTGTAGAGCAGGTCCGATGTCAGTGCATATATTGAGTAACGGATTTTGTCAAGCTTGTACAAGTGAGCTGTCTTGGAAGCAAGGAGAAAGAGTAGCACGACAACAGGCAGCAAGAGCGCAACGTATGAAGATGTTTAAGAAAGCAGAAAAGTACATAGAAAAAAAATGGAAAGACAAGTACGGTGACGATTCTGTTGAACAAGTGTTAGAATACAAATGAAAACTACTATAGATTTTAAAGGTCAAAAGAAATTTACAAGAACAGTTAATTTTTACAAAAAACAAAGTAATTGGAATAAAATATTAATGCAAGCAGGTAAAAATGTTGCAGAAGATATTAAGCAAGATGGTATTGATAGATTGTTTCAAAAGTTTGACAATGTTACTGGTAAGTTAAAAAGTAGTTTTACATCAGTTGTGACAAGGCGTGGTAACAATGTATTTATTACATTTAAGTCTGACCATCCTGCCGCAGGTATAATGGAGTACGGAGGGTATGTAGATATGCCAGCATATACAGATGATTATGATACTAATTTAAATGATTATAGTAAACCAAAAGGAAAAAATATGTCAAAAAGCGATGCTAATAAATATTTAGCTTTGGCTATAGAAAAAGCTCAACCTTTTGCTGAGGGTACTTTTGCTTTTACTAATGCAAGGCGCGATGGCATAAAAGCCTTAGAAGGTGAAGTAATACGAGTTGCAAATCGTATGAAAAAAGAGGCTTCCGGAAATTAATTATTGTTTATATACACGTAGTTAATGTTAGGTTGTGGCAGACGCTAATAATACTAAGTGGAAGGTCTATCGACCAGACTGGTACAATGAAAGAGTTTTAGAAACGTTTATTAGCTCGCCTATCGTCGACAAACAGAACGATAAAATTAAAACAGAGACAATTAAAGAAGCCATGGATTTTTATATGAAATATGGTGTATATTCATACAAGCATGAGGAGATGCCAGTAGGCTTACCTCTTGCATACAAAGTAAAAGACGGTAAAGTCAAAATACGTGTAGGCATACACAACAGGCTTCCTATGCATGATAGAGTATGGGAAGAAATGCAGATATACGGTGACAAGGGTGGTTCATCTATTAGGGGTGAAGCTGAGAAGCAAGAGAAGGTTTGCGAAGGAGACGTCTGCCACAACAACATCTCCGAGTTGTCTCTTTGGTCCGTGTCATGGGTTGGCAACAAGCCTGCTAACCCAGAAGCTACTGTTACGGCAGTAGCAGCAGCAAAAGCAGAGGAACCTGTAAAGGTGACAAAACAAGTAACACTAGATGAAATAGAAGGCATGGTAGAGAAGATAATAGAACGCAAGAATGGCGAGTATTGTCTATATGCTAAGAAGGATAGAAGGTTACTAGGATGTCACAAGACAAGAGCAGGTGCAGTAAATCAAGAACGCGCAATACAAGCTAGAAGATTTAGTAAAATAAACAAAGAGCTTGACGGAATATTAGAAGTTCTAAAAAAGAAACCATGCTGGGCTGGATATGAGATGGTAGGGTTTAAGTATCAAGGAGGCAAGAAGCGACCTAACTGTGTACCTATTAACAAGAGCAGACATCCACAAACACCTGCTAAGCCAAGTGAGAGAAGAAGAGGCAGTACTAGAAATCCAAAAGGTACAGCTAGTGGAGAGCGTGGTGGAATAAAATTAAGTGCTGCAAATATTAAAACATTAGAAGGTT